GGTGACGGCACGCTGCCGCACGCCGCCTTCCTGCATTACCTCAAACAGGATTACGTCTTTCTGATCCACTTTTCTCGCGCTTGGGCCTTGGCGATAACCAAGGCGGACACGGTCGCGGAAATGCGCTTGGCCGCTGGTACGGTGAACGGATTGATCAACGAGGAAATCGCCCTGCATATCAAAACCTGTGCTGAGGCTGGGATTGACGAGGCAACACTGTTTGCAACGCAGGAGCGACAAGAAAATCTGGCTTACACCCGCTATGTACTGGATGCAGGCCATTCCGGCGATCTGTTGGATTTGCTCGCGGCCTTGGCCCCTTGTGTCATGGGATACGGTGAAATCGGCACCCGTTTGGCCACCACCAAAACGTCGGACACCTACGCCGAATGGATCAACACCTATGCCAGCGCCGAATACCAGCAGGTCTGCCACGATGTAGGTATGCTGATTGACGGGGCAGTAGCGCGGCGCATTGGCGACGGTGCACCGACCAGTCCTCGTTGGGCCAACCTTCAGACGCGGTTCAGGGTGGCGACACAGCTAGAGGTCGGGTTTTGGGACATGGGGCTTGATCCGTGAACCAGTCTTTGCGCATGACAGGATCAGCGGCAATCGATGGCACGCCGATCTTTTCGCAGTTGGACCTGACCCTGACACCGCACAGCTGGACCTGCCTTTTGGGGGCAAGCGGTGTGGGTAAATCCACGGTGCTACGTCTGTTTGCAGGGCTGGCCGAAGGTGTCACCTTTGATGGCGACTTAAGCAATACCGGACGCGTCGCGATGATGGCGCAGCAAGATTTGCTGATGCCATGGCTTAGTGTGTTGGACAATGTCATGCTGGGCGTGCGCTTGCGGGGGGAACGTCCGGACAAAACCCGCGCCCGCGAGAGGTTGGTGCAAGTCGGCTTGGCGGATCATGCTGACAAATTACCTGTCGCTCTGTCTGGCGGCCAACGTCAACGGGTGGCATTGGCCCGCACCTTGATGGAGGACCGCGCGGTTGTGTTGCTGGATGAACCGTTTTCAGCGCTTGACGCGCTGACCCGTGCACAGATGCAGGAACTGACAGCAGACGTGTTGACGGGTTGCACAGTGTTGCTGGTCACCCATGACCCCAATGAGGCCGCGCGCTTGGGCCAGAAGATCCTAATCATGACGCCATCAGGGCTTGTCGAGATTGCCGCCCCATTCACCCCCATACCGCGCGACATCCACGCACCAGATGTGCTGCGCACGCAGACAAACCTGTTTGACCAACTTCGGAGGCCGATATGAGCGCCACACAACATTTGCAATCGCTTGTCGCTGATGACTGGCACGCCGCAACGCATCACGCGTTCACCAATGCCTTGGTTGATGGAACCCTAAGCCATGACAAGATGGCGGGATACTTGCAACAGGATTACCAGTTCATCGAAGGGTTTGTGCGGCTGTTGGCATCCGCCGTGGCCCATGCACCCACATTGGCCGATGCAGTGCCCGGCGCGCAATTTCTGGGTTTGGTCTGTGGTCCGGAAAACACCTATTTCCTGCGGTCTATGCGAGCGCTTGAGGTTCCGCCGACCGCCCCCGCAGCACCCGAAACGATCGCGTTCCAACAGCTGATGGATGAGGCCCACCGATCGGGGCGTTATGAGATTATGCTATCGGTTCTTGTGGTTGCCGAATGGATTTACCTTGATTGGGCGACCCCGTTTGAAGATCGCGCAGAGGGTCTGCCGTTTTGGTTGGGGGAATGGATAACGCTGCATTCAGGGAATGGGTTTGCGCAGGTCGTGGCCTATTTGCGCGATCCGCTGGATGCGACGTGGGATACGCTTGACGCTGCGGCCCGCATGGATGTTACCGAGACGTTCACTCAGGCGGTACGGTTGGAGCGCGCGTTCTTTGACGCGTCCTGGGCTGGCTTTGCGGTCGCAAAATGACCGGTTGGCGGGCAGGCATTACGGCGACTTGTCTGGTGTTGGTGCTATGGCAAACGGTGATCTGGACCACAGGTGTCGCCCGTTTCATCCTGCCGCCACCTGCACTGGTCGCGCAAACAATCTGGGAAAGCCGCGCGCTTTTGGCGGAGCACGCGGTTGTCACGATGGCCGAAGTGCTCATCGGCCTTGTGTTGGGTGCCGCACTTGGGTTCGTGTCGGCCATCGGGCTGGTCGCATCCCCAACGGTCCGCGCGTTGGTGCGCCCTATCTTGGTTTTTAGCCAAGCCGTTCCAGTGTTTGCATTGGCACCTATCTTGACCCTTTGGCTTGGCTTTGGCCTATGGTCCAAGATCACGATGACCATCATCATCATCTATTTTCCCGTTACGTCATCATTTTTTGATGCCCTGATGCGCACGAACCGCGACTGGATCGGTTTGGCCAAGGTGATGGGTGCAAGCCCCGCACGGATTATGTGGCATATCCGGGTGCCTGCGGCCCTCCCAGGCTTTGCATCCGGCCTGCGGTTGGCTGCGGTTTATGCGCCAATCGGTGCAATCATCGGTGAATGGGTCGGGGCATCTAAGGGCTTGGGATATCTGATGCTTTTGGCCAATGGACGCGCCAAAACCGACCTGATGTTTGCTGCGCTAATCGTGCTCGCGGTTCTGACGATCCTGCTGCACGCAGCCGTAAACAAGCTGTGCGAAAAGACACTGGACCGTCCGGAGGTCTCGTGACCAGCCCATATTGAAAGCCATTTTTGCCCGCGATCTTCGGCTTCACATCCGCTGCAGTGCGTATGAATGACCGGTTTTTCTGCCGCGCAGCGGCGTAGAAATTTACTCTGGCGCAGCAACTTCCGCGCTGCGAGCGCACGCAGCACAAAATCAATAGGTCCGGTGTGGGCTCTGACCCGCCATTAGCTGCACGTTGTTCGAAGGTACGCACTGGGCCGTTCGTGTTGCTCAGACACTACCCTGTTCGGCCACATCAAACACCACATTCGCCTGATCCGCCCAAGGCAATGCCGCGCTTTCAGTCAGATGCATGACGGTGATGGCCGTGACTTCTCGGCCAAACACGAGCCGCCTCAGCACATCCGGTGCGAGATAGGCCAACCGCAGCTGCCTGCTGACGTGGCGTTCCGCGAGGTTCACTGCGATTGCGAGATCGCGCACTGTCCCGAACTCGTCAGCCTCCATGCGCTGCCGCCAGGCCCAGGCGCGGCCGATGGCGCGCAGGATATGCGGGTCCTGCGTCTGATCCTCGCTGGGCAGGTAATCGGCGGGCGGCAGGATTTTGGGTCGCCCGTTCTTTTTACGCAGCTTCAGCGGCACGTAGACCTTGATGGTATCGGGCGCGGCCATTATTCCGTGGCCTCAAGTTTGCGTGGGGTCATCATCTCTCGCATGACGCCGGCGATGCTGTCGGTGCGCAAATCTATGATAAGACCCTCAGCGGTAACAGTGACACGCCGGACCAGCAGCTGGACGATGCGGGCCTGTTCGCCTGGGAATAGCTGTTCCCAGAGCTGGGGGAACTGCTGCAGGGCGTCGATGGCATCCGCCTCTGGGATGTCCTCGCGGTCCAATGCGGCAATAACCTTTGCCGTGGTTTCTGGCGTGCGCAGAAGGCGGCGGATTTCTGTGATGACGGCAGCTTCTGCAGTATCTGCTGGCAGGCGCCGCGGGATACCGTCGTCTGGCGTCTCACGGTTCTTCAGAAGGTCCATGGAGACATAATAGCGATACTGACGCGTGCCTTTCTTAGTACTAGAGGGTGTCATTGCTGAGCCAGTGGCACTGAAGAGCAATCCCTTGAGCAGCGCCGGCGTCTGTGTGCGGCTGTTGTTGGCCCGCTTGCGGGGACTTTCCCCCATAATGTCATGCACCTGTTCCCAGAGCCGGGTATCGATGATGGCGTTGTGTTCACCAGGATATGCTGTGCCCTTGTGCACGGCTTCACCGAGATAGACGCGATTATTGAGCAGGCGGTAAAGGTAGCCCTTATCGATCGGCTTGCCCTTTTTGTTGCGGAAACCATCGCTGCGCAGCTCGCGCGCTAGGACGGTGGCTGAGCCGACCTCAACGAAGCGCTCGAACACCATGCAGACTCTGGCGGCTTCCTCAGTGTTGACCAACAGCTTACGGTCGCACACGTCATATCCGAGGGGTATGTTGCCGCCCATCCACATCCCCTTCATGCGGGACGCTTTCACCTTGTCACGGATGCGCTCGGCGGTGACCTCACGCTCAAACTGGGCAAAGGAAAGCAGGATGTTAAGCGTCAGCCGTCCCATGGATGTGGTCGTGTTGAACGACTGGGTGACGGAGACAAAGGTGACGCCGTTCCGATCGAACACCTCGACCAGCGTGGAAAAGTCCATCAGCGCGCGCGACAGGCGGTCGATCTTGTACACCACGACCACGTCGACCAAGCCATCCTCTATATCTGCGAGCAGTTGTTTAAGGGCAGGGCGCTCCAGTGTTCCGCCCGATATGCCGCCGTCATCATATTGATCGCGCACCAACGCCCAGCCTTCAGACCGCTGGCTGGCGATATAGGCCTCGCAGGCCTCGCGCTGCGCATGAAGCGAGTTGAACTCTTGCTCGAGGCCTTCCTCGCTCGATTTGCGCGTATAGATAGCGCAGCGCAGGCGGCGGGTGGTTTTTTTGGGAAGATCCTTCATGCTTCACCCCGTTTCCGCTCGCGCAGGCCAAAGAAGCGATAGCCGTTCCATCGCGTTCCAGTGATGGTGCGCGCTACGGCTGACAGTGATTTGTAGTGCCGACCACCCCATTCGAAGCCGTCCTTCAGGACGGTCACAGTATGTGCGACGCCGTCCCATTCGCGGATAAGCTTCGTGCCCACCACGGGATTTCGCGGATCAGCAATCTGCGCCTTGCGCGTCAGCGTGCCCTCGACCTCGTCGGCGAGCAGATCGAGCATGCGCCGCGTCTGCTTGTCGGGACCGCCGTAGGTCAGTTCCTGAATGCGGTAAGCTAAGCGACCCTCGAGAAAGCCGCGGCTGTTGTTTGGGGCAGGGGTATTGAACAGCACCTGCCATTCAGCTTTCAGGTCTTTCACGGACATCGCCTTGAGTGCGGCCAGGCGCGCCAATATGGGTTCGTGTGTGGTCATGCAGATCTCCTTTGAGTTGGAGTTGCAGTACCGCTCTGTTCGCAACGGAAGTGTAGCGAACTGTCTCCAGTATTCTGGGATAGATGGTCGCGATCGAGATCTACGAGGCGAACGACGGCTTTAGCTAGCAAGCCGTAGAGCTCAGTGCGGCGTTCATGCGCCGTCATGCGGTCAGGGTGCAGGGGGTTGGGGCCCGCGCCACAGTTTTTGGATGAATTGTTCAAAAGAGACCTCTTTGGCTTGGGCCAAAAAGGATGCATTCAATAAATATTAACAAGTAAAAACAGCGTGTTGTCGGCTAGTGTCGGTTTGTGGCACCTTATGGCGGCCAGTATCTTCAGACCCTCCGGCCGTACCACCTAATCCGGCCCACAATATTGACCTCGTCGAGGAGGCATTCATAGGGTGAGTAATTGGGATTGTCAGAGGTGACGCGAATGCGCGGTGGCTCGCTAGACGGAACATGTTCGATCCGCTTGGCCATCAGCCCCATGCCGTCGTGCAATACGAAGAGGCCTGGTGGGTAGGGTGACTTGCGTCCCATATCGACGAGGATCGTATCGCCATCATTCAGCGTGGGCATCATGCTGTCACCGGTGACGCGCAGGATCCGCAGGTTGTTTGCGTTTGCCTGTAGCTCATCTTCGATCCAGGATTGCCGGAAGTGATACAGCTTGCTGGCTTGCTCATCCTCCGCATGCACGACTGTGCCGCCACCCGCTGAGGCTTTCGCCTGAACGCCACGGATACCGATAAATGTCGTATCTGGGGAATATATCTTGGGCTCTTCGCCCTCGACCGTGCCATCACCATCGATCAGCCAAGCAACATCAACCTTCAAGACATCTGCAACCTTCTGAAGTTTAGACCGGGTTGGGCGCACAGATTTGCCGCGGATGATGTCGTAGATGAAGGATCGGTTGAGGCCCGAAGCCTCGGCCACCGCTGCTGGCGTCATGTCGAGCTGGAAAGCGCGTGCCTTCAATCTCTGAGCGATGTTCGTGACGATCATGGTTATCCCGAGGTCAGTTGTGGACTAAATAGGATATGTATTCAGTTGAAAGTGGATAGTCAATTTGATAAGAACATTACATGAACGCAGAGGGGTGCATCAAGTGTTGATTTCACGAGAATATTTCACCCTGAAGGAGGTTCTGGCGGACTGGGGCATCTCAGAGTCAGAGTTGGGGTACGTTGTGGAGATGGGTCAGCTTACCTTATCAGTTCGCGTCTATGGGTCATTTACCGCTGCTGATGGGAGAGACATATCGGGGCGGGTCATTCCTAATTTTGAGGGTGTGGTAGATCTTGAGCGGCGGGACGCAATGCGTGTGCTGCGCAAGCAGGCGTGTTCTGTCACAACGTTTGTGCATAATGGTGGCGTGATTACGACGTCGCAGGATTGCGAACATTGGATGGTCTATCGCGATACACTACTTGTGCGGGCGGTAGAGCGGGTGGACTTTGAAGCAACGGCGATGTCCGCGGGTACACCGCATGCCAATGATTATGATAGATTTTTGTCGTTTGATCTTAGCAGTAAGCACTACCAGTTCACGGACATGCAAGCGCGCGCGCTGAACCATTTGTTCATCTGTGCTATTACGGGTGATCCAGAGCAGCGTGGCGTACAGATCTTGGAAGCGGCGGGATCTGCCTCCTTGAAACTCAGTTATCTGTTTTCCAGCCGCAAGGGCTGGCGAGACATCGTACATCCCGTCTCAGGGCGGCGAGGATATTACATGCTGGAGCCCGCCCTGGTTGTGACGATGCGCGTCAGCCCCTGATCCCGAACATCCTTCCAAAACTGGCCCGCTTCGAGCGGGCTTTTTTGTATTTGCGGCTATCGCGATTCGTTTTTGGCCTGGACCGATCAAAAGCCTTCGGTTGGTGTTTGGTCGGAGCTTGGTTGGTGAATGGTTGGTGCTGGGTTGGAGCTCCGACTGAAATTTTCCGGGGCGTTGAATTTCCTACAAAAATTAATTTTGATCACCGACCATTCATGCCACGACCTCCAACCCAAGGGTTTGGCAAGCTGCTCTCATCAACACGATGAGGACCGCCATGGATCATGACCAAACCCTACTGAGCACGAAGCTCTTGTCTCGGCGCTGGAATATTGCGCCACGCACGCTGGAACGATGGCGCGCTGAAGGTCGTGGGCCGCAGTTTGTGCGCATTGGTCGGAACGTGCGCTATCGCCAGACCGACATCATCGACTTTGAGGCAAAAAATATTGAAGCCGGATGCTCTGAGCATTTTCTACCCACTCTCGGGTATGCCGCATGACCGCCCGTATCGTCACTAGTACGCCCGCCGTTTCAGAAATCACGTTAATGGCTTGGGTGGATGTCGCCGAAGCTGGTGAACACATCGTATATCACCGTGGCTTTCTTGTGTTTGATACGACGCCCAATGTCTCAGGACTTGGCAAGCCCGCTCTCGAAGACCTCCGCGCGACTGCCAATGCAGCATTTCGGCTTTCTGAACTTGGTCGCGTCCACCTCGTGCAAGAACGCCTTGGCCCAGACCGTTTTGCTTATCTCGCCATTGTCCGACCGCAAAAGGGCGCTGTGCGATCTGCCGCTGTGAAGCAGCTCGCCGTAGCTGCCTGACCAATACCCCCAAAGAAGGAACATCCAATGACATATCCCCAAAACACCCCGAGCATCGACGACATGCTTAACATGCCGACAGGTGAGCTGGCGCAGATGCCTGTAGAATTGCTGGCCAGTCTACAAGCCGAGCTGTCACATGCGGCAAAACAGCTTAAGTCTGCCACCGCGCGGTTCAGCACCGCTCTCGAAGTGCGTTATGCCACCCGTGCTGAGGAGGCGCGCCGGACCTGCGGCAAGGACACCGGTACCGTGCGCCTCGCAGATGGCGATTACACAGTGGTGGCCGATCTACCAAAGCGCATCGATTGGCACCAAGAAAAGCTGGCGCAGATTGCAGTCAACATCGCCGATAGCGGCGAAGACCCCGCCGAGTTCATCGACACCAAGCTGACCGTCTCAGAGCGCAAATATGGCGCTCTACCTAAGGCATGGCGCAAAGGATTCGAGCCGGCGCGGACGGTGAAGGTGGGCGCGCTGAAGGTGACGCTCGTGACAGGGGCGTCATCATGAGCCTGCGCATCCTTTCTGCCGATGAGCGTCTCGCCGAGGCCAAAGGCAAAACCACTCTTGCGATCTTCGGTCAAAGCGGCAGTGGCAAAACAACCTTGCTGACCGCCATGCCCGAGGACAGAACTGTCTGCCTCGATTTTGAAGCCGGTCTCAAATCCGTCCAGAATTGGCGCGGTGATAGCCTGCCTATCCGCCGCTTCTCTGATGCCGTAGATATTGCCTGCCTGATTGGCGGTGCGAACCCTGCAGCACAGCCCGATGAGCACTTCTCAGAGGCCCATTATAACCATTTGCGCGGGCAGCATCCCGAGTTGGCCACCCGGCTTGATGCAAAGAGCATCGTGTTTGTCGACAGCATCACCGATCTGACGCGACAGGCTATGGCCTGGGCCAAGACCCGGCCTGAGGCGCTGTCGGAACGTACCGGCAAGCCTGACACGCGCGGCGCGTATGGCTTGCTGGCGCGCGAGGTCATCGGGCTGCTGAAGCATCTTCAGCACGCGCCGGGGAAGACGGTGATCTTCGTCGGCATCCTCGAGAAGGTCGTCGACGACATGAACCGTGTGACGTTCCAGCCGCAGATGGAAGGCGGCAAGATAGCAAGAGAACTGCCCGGCATCGTCGACCAGGTCATAACGCTTGGCCTCTTCAGCCCGGAAACCGGCGCTGACGGCACCATCACATGGCGCCATGACCCCGAAAAAGGAGAGGTCCGCCGCCTCGTGTGTCGTTCTGGCAATCCCTGGGGCCTTCCCGGCAAAGACCGCTCCGGTCGCCTCGACCTGACCGAGCCCGCCGACCTCGGCGCGCTTCTCACCAAGATCAACCAAACCCAGAAAGGATAATCCCCATGACTTTTGACATGAATGACGTCGCACCACAGCAATCCAGCGACATGATCCCTGACGGCACCTTCGCAAAGGTGACCATGTCCATCCGCAAGGGTGGCACTGACGGCATGAGCGAGGTGGATCGCGGGTTGCTGAAATCCTCAAACCAGCCTGGCAGCGATGTCCGGATGGTCGATGCAGAATTTACTGTGGCAGAGGGACCATTTGCCCGGCGCAAGTTTTGGCAGAACTTCACGGTCCAAGGTGGCAAGCTCGACGAGGAAGGCCAATCAATCGGCTGGAAAATCTCCAAGAGCCAGTTTCGGGCGATGATCGACAGCGCCCTTGGGCTGAA